TTAGGACACCTATGCTTGACTTTATAGTCTGTGCCGTAGCCTGTTATTCTTATTGCGACCATTAAAGCGTTTCGATCACCAAGCAATAAATCATTTACATCTATACTATTATCCATCAAGCAAGAACTTACTAACATTTTAATTGTTGTTCCTTCTTTTATATAAGCTTGACTTGAAAGAATATCCTCTTCTCTTGCTGTCATTGATTTAATTTGCACAGTTTCTCTATTAAACAAAAGCCCATCAGGACTGTAAACGATACCGCCAGATGGTAAAGGTACTTGCTCAACAGGTACTTCCCAACCAAATACATCCTTGACTATATTTTCTGAGTTATTCATACACTCCTCCTATAAAAAAACCTCTGTGTATTATACAGAGGTTTTATATCAAGTTAAAACTTAAATTAGAATTGGAGTACGCAGTTGTCAACCTCAAGTGTTAATGATACTTTCATTATATCATTACCTTCATAACTTAAATTTCCAAAAGTTGCTGACTGAATAAAAGCGCCTTTGATATCCCATAGTTCTACTACTGTTCCGATTGGGTCTAGCATTTTTAACTGAATATCTCTCTTGTAAAAATCTGCATAACCAGATCTTCCTGAGACAGACTCATAGTGTGTTCTAATCCATTCCATTACTTGCTGTGAACCAGAAGGGGCAATAGGATCATGAAGTTCTACGTTAATTGATCCCCATACACCCTTACCGTTACTTATTTTTCGATAGCTGTTAATAAACGGAATAGTGTCAGCTTGAAATGTAATGTCTGGCCTCTTTGTGGATGTTACTAAGAATGCGTCAATACCTTCAATCGCTAGGACCCATCGATAACCTCTTTTTGGTTCAAACTTGTTTGGTAACATATCTGTGACTGATAGTGTTTCTGCCATTTTATTCTCCTTTTAATTATATATATTTGGCTTTTAAATATTTGAACCTGCATTTGTAACAACAAAGTCCAAAGCAACAAACTCAACTGAACGTGTTGGTTGCAAAAAGATCTTACCTCTGATCGTATTATTTTCTACATCTGCTTGCGTTGTGGTAGATGTGTCAATTACTGCCTTATAGCGTTCAACCCCGCTCTGTTCTTGAATTCTTTGTAAAATTGGGTTTACCAAAGCATTAAATCGATCAAGAGTTTCTTCTCTATTAGGCTCAAAGAGTAATGTATTTGCAATGTTTTTAACTTTTCTTCTAACATCGATCAATAATCTTCTGACATTTACTCTATCTAGCGCTGAGTTAGCAGACTGAAGCGTTTTTTGTCCCCAAATTGTAATACCAACACCTGGAAATTCCACAATTGGATTAATGTCTGACTCGTACAAGTCATCTAAATTTGTTCTATTAAGTTTTACAGAAGCCAACTCTACACTATTTAATGCACCTCTTGAAAATCCTGCAGGTGCAAACCATGGATGAGCAACTGTGTCGTTAAAAGCATATGCACCTAAAACTGCTACTGAAGGAGGTGCCTGAACAAATGCTTGCGTTGAAGGATCTGTTACTGTTACATCTGGAAAATATGCTGCTGCAAATGAAGAGTCAAGTCCTCGACCCTCAAACTGACTAACTGTTCTAGTAACACTTGGTTTTTGAGCTGATGATGTTATATATGTATTGTTTTGATCTGTTTCTTCTATATCCATAATATACAATGCATCAAATCTTTCTTCAATTTTCTGTATTGCATAGTCTGTTACTGACGTATGTCGTATACCCGGCACAGCCAGTAACTGAATATCAACATCAGTTTTTGATGACATAATGTCTAAGGCTTTTCTATAAGCAGACACTGTATTGCTATTAATTCCTGCATCTTCATTTTCTTCTCTTTTAATAGCAGTATTTGATAATTTTGACTTTTCTTCATCAAATATATTGACTCCATCAAAGCCACCTTGAGAGAAGAAAGTAAACTTAGCGTACTTAATATTTCCGACAGCGCTTAAATCATCTACATTAAAAGCCCTTGTTTTATTTGTTGCATTAGCACTGATGTTTCCTGCTCTAACATAAGATGCACTGTGCCATTGGCTTGGGTCAGCCTTTCCATTAGATCCTGTTCTAATTTGAATATTTTCTAAGTTAAATGCATTTCTATTAAATAAGTCACTATCTAAAACTGATCCCGCGACATTAGCTGTTCCTGCATTATTGCCTACTGAAAATGCGACACCTGATGTTTTAAAGTTTGGAAAGTATTTTGCAAAAGACTGAATCGATGTATCCTGCAAATCTGATTTGTTTGGCAAGGTTGCATCTGTCTTTCTTTCAAACTGTATTCCCCAGTAAAGTCGACCATCAATTCTTTTCTGAATACCTGATCCTTGGGTCACACTTTCTCTAAGTGGGTTAGGTATTTCTGAGACAGCTCTTACAATGTTACTAACAGAATAATTAGTAGAGTCTTCTCCTGCCAAAACTGAGCCGCTTGTTACAAGGTGGCTATGCCCTCTAAACCCGAAAGGTAGTGCACTTTTAGATATATTGTTATTAGCAACATCAGTATGGACTTCTACTCTAATATATCTAGATCTTACCGGGTGAGTTCCGTCAACAACTATTTTTTGAGATGAAGGATCTGCATCAAAATTATAAAATATATGTTGATCTCCAACTATTCTACCAATATAACGATCAGACGAAGGATCTAAGTCAACACCTCTAAATGATTCTAAAACAATTCGTTCGTTGTCACTATCATTAAAATCACGAACTACTAAATCAAATGTACCATATTCATCTAATAACGAAGAAGATTTTCTAACATTCTCAATAGAAAACTTATATCTATTTGAAGTATTTTTTCCTGGTGATAACAGGTGAATTTTAAATAAGTTCTTTTTAACCCCACCTAAAGTTTGTGATGTCACAAAAGGTGTGCTAGCTGTATTAAAACGATCTTGAAATGATTCATAATTAACATTTGATGCTGAGTCAGTATTTCTTGTGTTTGAGCCTGACAACAAGAAAGCAAGATCAAGCTTAGTACCACCATTAATTTCTGTACCTGGTGTTACTATTCCACTTCCAGTTACAACAGCTAAGTCTGGGTATACATCGTAATGTGCATACAAAAGATGTCCTTCTTTTTCTATGTTGTGCGGGTTTGTATTAAAAACATTTGCGAAGTAATTAGGACTAGTCATGTCAAATGATGCTGTAATATGTGTCTTCTTAGAAGTATCTGAGTTGCTGTAACCATTCATTAAAAGCACAAATTCTTGGCTAGCAATATTAACAGATCCTGTCAATGATCCTTTTCTACCCATTTTTGATGAACCGTCAGCTGCTGTCGCAGATTTTAAAGGAATGTTATCATTAGCTACATTACCACCACTTAAGTGTAGAATTACACCGCTTGGTGCAAGAAGAACACCACGAAGAATTGGAACTGCGTGATTTCCGCTAACACCGCCGGTAAAAGAAGTTACATCAATAATGTTGACACCGGCTGTAGAAGCAAGTGCAGCGGAGTTTCCATTCGCACCTGCTTGGTCTATCGTTAACGTGGTTTGAGTATTGGACGTACCATTTGTTGCAGTCACACCGCCAACACCTGACTGACCTCGACCTGAGGTGGCCATGGTGATACGACCTGAGGAGGTATCACCGTTGATAGCTGCCAAAACTAAGTTTTGCCACGATGCATCACCTAGACCAGAGTTACCACCAATACCGATTGCATTTGCACCCGCTCCGGCGGCACCAGTGTCGTCAGTGTCTGTGAGAGTGATTGTAATAATACCACCTTCGCCGCCGGCATCGGTAGGGACATTTATCGTAAACGACACATCGGTCCCACCATTAATACCGGCATAAGCACCATCAGTATCAATAGCATTTACTGCTGTTGCGCTAATACCACTTGCAGCTGTTGTCTTCTGTAGTCCTGCATCACTAAATACTGTTGATCCGAGTGATTCTGACATGAAGCAACCCAACATGTAAGTTCGACCCTCAGGTGCCCCGGCCCCACTATTAGCGTAAGCATTATTTGAAACTACACCGTTTTCTTGAACTATTCTATTACCAACAATAAATCCAGCGTTTGTTACGTCTCCAGCAGTTATTCTTTTTCTACCGTTACCTGCGCCTAAAACTCTAATATAAGTTGCAGCTTGCGCATTGTTTAACCACTGATGAACAGCGAGCGGTCCAAATTTTTCTCCGTCTGTCTTTCCAAAAGTCTTAGCAAAATCAGAAAAATTTGCAAATGTCAAAGGCACAAAAGCAGGACCTTCAAGAGCTGTACCAATCACACCTGCAGGTATACCTACTGGCCCAGTTCTGCTAGGTTGTGATAAGTCAATTTCTCTAGTACTTACTCCAGGTGATTTAAAAGTTAATTCTGCCATATTTAATTCTCCATTTAATTTTAATTATCTATTACTCAAAACTTACGCCGGAATTTGTAACAATAAAGTCAATCGCTATAAATTCAACTGCCCTTGTTGGAACAAGAATAATTTTTCCGTTTAATTTATTTTGCTGGACATCTTCGTCTGTATTGTTTGTTGAGTCCATTATGACTTTAAATTGATCAATACCTTGATTAGCCTGAATTGTTGCAAGCTCTGGCGTGACGTCAGCAATAAATCTAGCTCTAGTATTAGGTGTGTTTTGTTCAAATATAAGTTTCATCGCAATATCTGAAACAATTCTTTTAACTTCTATTAGCATTCTTCTCACGTTAACTCTATCAAGAGCTGATCTGTCTTGTTGAAGAGTTTTTTGCCCAAATATCACAAAACCACCGTTTGGAAATGTTGCTATAGGGTTTATTCTTGCTTCGTATAAGATGTTTCGATCTTCTGTGTTGAGCCTTACTTTTGAATTTAGCACATTACTTAAAGCCCCTCTGTTAAATCCTGCTGGAGCAAACCAAGGGAAAGAAACTGCATCGTTATAACCTAGAGCTTTAAGAGCTGCTATTGAAGCTGGAACTTCGACTGTTGATCGATTAATGTCATCATCAACAACAACATCTGGAAAATATGTAGCCACATAGTTGTTATCAATTCCACGACCCTCAAGAGAGTCAACAGTTTTTTGAACGTTTGGTCTTGCACTTGATCCAAAAATTCTAGTACTGTTACCATTTGAATCTACATCACTGTAGGAAGGAATATCCATGAGATATATTGCTTGGCTGTAATCACGTGTCAGATCACTAATATAATCAGTAACATAAGGGTCTCTAATACCTGGTGATGCAATAACATTAACTCTAGAAGCAAATGGGTCTGTTAATATACGCCCTGCAGTTCGATACGAATTAATTATATTGTTGTTTTCACCTGCGCCAGGACTAGATGCAACATTTAAATTAAGATAACTAATTTCTCCGCCTGCCGCTTTTCCTCCTGACTCGGAGGAAGCAGCTCTATCACTAAGCAACCTCTGGTCTCTATCAAGTATATTAACGCCATCAAAACCGCCATAAAATATATTTGTGAATTTAGCGTAATCTGTGAATCGATTAAAATACTTTGCTTCTCTAGCAGCTGCCAATGAAGCAAATGTTAGTCTATTTAAGCTACTTTCTAAAATAGTATAGTTTTTTGTTTCATTCTCACCATTTCTAATGTATGCTGCCTCTTTCATATGCTCGCTAGCTGATCCTGTCACAATACCTATTAAAGATTCCGCTGTATTAATCTTGTCACCAGTAGTTGAAAATTGATTAAATAATGCAACTTTTGCCAAACTAAACTTATTATTATTAAAAGCGTCAGCGCCTGATCCTGTTACTAGCGTATCTAATCCTTGTATTCCTAGTAGTTTACTGTATGATTCTAACAATTTGTTTTTGACATTTCCAATGTTCGATTTAAGAACAGAGTCTGTAATTGAACCAGTTGGTGCTAGAGCTTCTGTTTTAACACCCCAAAAGTATCTTGCATCAGATATCTCAACGCTTCCTGGTTTACCTGTAAATGCTGCTGTTGAGTTAACTGCGCCTCTTGTTGCTTTAAACCTCATTGGTATAGGAGGTAGAATTGAGCCCGTCAAAGAGTAACCTTCCACTACGTTTGCACTTTCAACAGCAGCTAATCTGTATCCTGATGTTCCCATAGATAATGGCGTTGTGTTGTCTGTCAAAAAGTCACTTGTTTTAAGTACAGGTAAGCCTCTAAAGCCAAACGGTAGTGTCTCATAAGGAATAAGCTTATCTTCAACTAAGTCATTCATGACAATTCTAACAAATTGTGATCGATTTGGTCTTTTACCGCTAACGTTAAGTCTGCGCTCAGAATCTGTTTCAGCATTAAAATTATAAGAAACTTTGTAATCACCAATTAGATTTGCAACATAATTCCCATCAGACGGGTTTAAAGTACAAGGACCAAATGTCTCTAGAACATTTAAGCTTGTATCTGTATCACTATAATCTCTTACAAGCACAGTAAATGTACCCCAAGGGTTTTTTGGATCTGTTGACTTTCTAAGATTTGATATTGATACTTTAATTCTTGTATTTCCAACTGATCCATCGTCTAAAGACTCAAAATGAAATAAGTCGTATTCTTTGTCGCCAAAAGGCTGAGAGATAAAAGCAGTAGTTTTTGCTGATTTATATCGCGTGTCAAATCTTCCAAAAAGATTTCTAAATGTATCAGTTGATCCGGATAAGATTGATACTGTACTATTTGAGTTATGATGTTCTACTCTGGCTAATTCATCTTCAACAGGGAAATCAGCATATAAGAAGTGTTGTTCATCATGAAATCTGTCTGGGTTTTTATTTAAAAACTTACCAATATAAAAGCTGCTGTTTGGATCTAAAGATGCTGTAAATATTTTTACACCAATTTTGCTTTCGTCGTTACCAAATGTCGATCCAAGTGCACTTGACAAAACTAATTTAAACGTACCTTGAGACTTAGAGCCATCATAAGAGCTAATCTTTGCATCATCATTGGCAACATTTAAAACTGAATATGACTCATTGTCACTAAGAATTTGCATTCTTGCGCCAGAAGCCATAAGAACCATACCACGTATTAACTTTAAGTTGTTTGCAGAATCAAAACTTTGATTATCAGTAAAAATCGGATAACCTGCGACTTCATTTGAATTTGAATCGTGAAGAGCTGAGATAAACTGCACGGACCCAGCATGTCGGCCGTCAGCTACTGGACTTGGATCTTGTGCACTTGCCTGAGTTCCTTTGATAATAAATCCTGCATTTTGAACAGTTCCGCTGTTCGTTTCCATGCCAATTCCTGCTCCTAATACCCTAATAAAGGTTGCTGCGCTTCGATTTTTCAACCATTCTCTCACAGCAAAAGGACCAAACTGATCTTTGTTTAAAGTACCAAATTTTCTCTCAAAGTCTATAAAAGACCCAATAGTTACTGGAACAAAAGCAGGGCCAAAAGTTGATGTGCCTATAATACCCGCAGGTATCCCTTCAATTGTAACATTACTCTGGGTTAAATCTACTTCTCTTTCGAAAAAACCTGGAGATCTAAATACTTGTTCTGTCATTTAAACTCTCCTAAATTGTAAATAAATATTCTCTACATTACTAATTATCAATGAATTACTCATATTGCCTGTCTATTTCTTTAATTATTCTTGCTGAAACGACAGACTCACCTGCTCTTGTATTGGCATTTTTCACCCTTAGAAATTCAACTTTTTCTTCTCCTGAGAATGGATTTTTAACATATGATTCAATGACTTCAGATGATTCACCTTTGCTTATTTCGTTTTCATTTGAAGCAGCGATATCTGTTAAGACAAATCGTTCAACTTTTTCTTCTTTTGTCTCTGGTTGATAATTTACTTTTATATTTTCGCTTGTACTTAAATAAGAAAAGTCAATCATAGGGGCTGAGTGAAAACTTCTTAATTGATTAGGTAAACCTGGTGATTTTAAATTCATTAAATACCCAGGAATTGTCATATCAAATGAATACTTTATAATTCGCTCTTGTTCCGTCATTGCATCAAAGTTGTTTGTAAAATTAATACCATCGCCAACAAAAGCAACTAACTCATACCCATCTGATGTTTTAATTGCAAACTCACCACCTGGAACTTGAATTTGACTTATGAAATATTCTATCATTTGATTTGCTTGTTGCATATATTGTGCCCAAAAAGTTACATTGTATGTGGCAGTTATAAAGTACGGGTAAGGTATTTGTATTATCTCATAGATGTTTGTATTAATATTAGGGTTCAAACTAATGCTTGCATTTTTTGAGAATTTTAAATTTGTTTTTTCTCTTCTTGAGCCGACATGACCTGGATTTAAACCTTTCATTCCAGTAACATCAATAAAGCTCTTGTCATTTGAGACATTATCTTGATTTTTAATGTTTTGCTTATTTATTAAGTTTTGAAATGATCTATCTTTTTCCCCTAATCTGTATTTTATTGTGTAGTTAGGTTGAGCTCTAAAAGCGATAGCTGTTCCTTTACCACCTTGAGAAGGTCCAATGTCTAAGTTGTTTCTAACAATAGAAATCAAAGGTAAAATATTTGTGTTATTTTTGTCTCTAATTGGTACTTTTCTTCTTGTGAGTGCAAATCTTTCACCTGTTGCAAAAATAACCGGCACAGACTTTGACTCACCGTTACTAGTAACTTCTAATTTTAAAGTTTTTTCAAAAAGATCAAACAAAGCTCTGTCAATATCTTCAATAGTTAAGCTTGGAAAGTCAAAATCTTTAGGTGTATTATCACCGTCAAACTTTCTTAGCAATACTTTTTTTTCTGGATTTTTTCTTTTTGCCATGCTATTCCTTTATATTATTCGTCATAAAATGAAGAACCAACGTTAGTTGAGTCGCCTCTAGGCGAAACTTCTTTTGGTCCGGTAATTGGAGCGTCGATTACTCCGTTTTTTTGTAGGTCTCTAACGTCTCCTGTCTTTCCTAGTCTATTTTCTTTTTGACCTCTTTGTTGAACAAAAGTTTCTTGGACTGCATCGGCATCTAAGTATGACTCGCTTGTCGGACCAAATACCTTAGCCAAAAACAAATCTTTTCTAGACTGACGACCTGAAATTGTAATAAATCTTTCATGCTCAATTTGACCAAATATAATATTAGAGCTCGGAGCTTTTGTGATCTCAAAAAATATACTTCCGTAAGAGAAAAAATCACCTTCAAGTATCTCAATCTCTTTGTCAAGTAAATCTCTTGACTGGACGTAAACTTCAATTTGGAAATATTTCTCTGATCCAAAACGATCAGTAGTCACTTCTTGACCACTATATTTTACTAAGCAGTCTAGCTCAATTGGAGTCTCAAAAACTTTATCTGGGCTTTCTTCATATACATCATGAACTTTTGATTTAATCTCTGATATTTGGAACAAATATATTTTTTGCCCAATTACATCCTTAATTACTTCTTTAGCAATATCATTAATAAAGTTAATTTCTCTCGGCGTTATAAAAAGTCTTGGCATTGTTTATCCCATAAAGATTGCTTTGCCATTTGGAGGTGGCACATATTTTAGTTGTTTTTGTATTTGTTCAGATCTAGTTGCTTGCGTCTCCATTAGTTTATCATATGTCATTGAATCGAGCATTTCTCTAAGTTTTTCCTTTAGACCATCCCTATCTGTCCTTCCATTACTAATCAAATCGGAGCTGTTTAGCGTTACCTCTGCGTTAGGCACAGGAACACTTCCAAACTTACCCCTAATGTAACCTAGTTGTTCCATTGAAATAGCAAGAGTAAAACTCCTGATCCACTGACGACCTATGCTGTTTATGCGATTGTATTGAACATTACCAAACGGTAAATTGCTCATATTTGAAACCCCATGTACTGTGTCGTCTTTGTACGAAGGTTGAGTCGGATCAGGATATTGTCTAACTCTTAGCATAACTTTAGATTCAGAAGTTGGTATCGGGTAAATTCTAAGATTGTTACCCATAATCTTGTAAGAAAAATTTGATCTTCTAACTCTATTAGATAAGTCAAGTTGCCCAGCTCTTAAAATGTCTTCGTAGACAGGTAGAATATAAAAGATTGATTCAGGTGTAAATGATTCAAAACTAAATTCATTATTTAAGTAATTAATTGCTGAAGTTGTATCAAAAAATCTATATGCAGCTTGTGGATTATAATGAAAAACTTCGTCAACCCTAAGTTTTCCCCTAGTGTCATCAAACAAACTTCCGTTTGCTCCGCTTAACTCTGTATATAAGTCGTAATCTTGGCGGCCAACCTCTAGCTGGATAGACCCACTAAGGGAATTATAAGAACCTCCGATACCAGCCTCCATCGCGTAAGGTTCTGCAAATCTTGTTAAAAATTCTAGGTTTTCCCTTACATACTTTTCCTCACTGCCGCTCATTATGCTGCCAGTGGTGAAGCCTAGAAAATTTACAAGCTGAGATTTGGCCTGATACTGGTTTAGGATCGAACTATATTCTAACGTTGCTTCTTCAAAGTTTCCCCATATTTGCTTCTTTGTAAGCTCAACTGATAGAATGTCATCGCCTAATTTTCTTTTAACAAAAGTAACCATATTATCTGCATCAGATAAGAAGTCGCTTTCATTGTCATAAATTCCAAACGGAGTTGGATTAGTTGTATTTGAAAAAGTTGCCATTATTACTCCGGATCTTATAAATATATATGCAACAACTCAACTACAAACTAGGGACATGACTTAAGTATTAATTTAAAAATCAAATAAATCAAATATATTCATCATCAAAATCAGAGTTTTCCTCTGAGTTATCTTCTTCGTCATACATGCTAAAATCATCATCAAAATTTAAATCTTGACTTCTGCGATTTTGCATGAGTTGATCAGTATGACTAGCTAGTGTAAATATATCCATAGAGCTCAAATCTTCATTACCGCTCGGTGAAGATTCGCCAAATTCAAGTATCTCATCTAACATATCAGCAAACATCTCTAAATCAGTCATATCTTCTGTTTTATCATCATAAACATAGTCGTAACCTTCAGACTTAAGTTTGAGTAAAGCTTTTTTAACGCCAGCTCTATCAGTATCAATAGAACTAGCTCCACCTTCTAAAATTATCTCAAAATCATTAGATCCGTGCATTTTAACTGTCACAATCTTCCCACCAATTGATTCGACGATTATCTTTTTTAGCTGCTTTTTTGTAATTTTCATTTTTTATATTTCCTTTTTGAATACAGTAAATCTTCTTCATGACCGTCTACACCGTGCTCATTATGCTCATCAACATTACTATCACTATCTGCAACTTTTTCTAAAAGTTTTGTAGGTATATCTGTTTCTATTTTTCCATCTGGCCACATTACATCGTAAAAGTTAATTTCACCGTTTTCTTTTAAAGAGTGCCATAAAACTTCGCCTATTTCATTCAAAGCAGAATCCTTCCGCTTAACATGTGTTAGTCATGTGTGTCCAATAATATCATCGTGTGCTTTTGTAGGATCTGGTATATCATCTAATCCGTAACTATACTTTTTATAAAAACCAATCTTTTCTAAAGCTTCTTGCAATTTTGCTTTAGGTAAACCTTTAATTAAAATAATATCTTTAAATTTATGAATTAATATTGCATCATGTCTAGCAATATATTTCTTAATTTTTGCTTTACTTGAAAGTTTTGACGGTAGTTTTTTTGTTTTACTCTCAAGAGATTTAACAGCATTAACTAGCATTCCCATACCAGCTGCTCCGCCCTCTTTTTCAAGGCAAGAAATAAACGCTTTATCAACAGACTTAAGTGAGATTTCTTTTGACTTTGACTCAAACAACGAAAAAGCACTTTCGTTAGTTTCATCATCTTTTGCCTTTTGAACAGCCTTATCGACCATGTCTTTAGGGACTTTTAAATTAGCGGCAATTGTTGTTTTTGCTTCGTCTTCTTCGTCTTTTATATCCTTAATTTTTTTAAGCTGATCGTCCGATAGCTTAAGCTCTTGCTCTATCAATCTTTTTAACTGTCTTCTTGTAAGATTCACTTTAATTTTCTCCGACTAAATTTGTTTACTGCCTCTAATGATTCTAGTATAACGATTTTTACTGGGTTTGTATCTTGAACGGAATTCATTTTATACCTTGCGGCATCAGTCCAGTAACCTTTTACTTCAATATAAGTATCATAGTCAGGTAGATAAAAATCAGGTATATAATTTCTTTTACGCCCTGTCTTAGAATAGTAAGGCAGCTTCATGTCTTCTCTACGATCCCATGTTATTTTAAGATGGTCTAACCTCTTCGCCATGGCAACTTCCCATGTACTATCCATCAAGACTAAACTGCCGTCCTTGCACTTATACTTAGATTGTTTACTCCACAACTTTTTCTTTTTCTTTTTTCTAGGCATAAAACTTAATAATACGGATCTTCTGTTATACCCAGTCTCTTTAGTACATTCGTGGGCAAATAATCTAATTCATCACTCGGGTCACGACCGTATGCACCCGTCAAACTTCCGTCATTAGAAACTGCAGAACCAAAGCGCTTTTTCTTTTCACGATAAAGCGAACGCTTTAGAGCACCATATCCTGGAGTTGTTTCAGAGGCAATCATATACAAATCATCATAATCTGCAAAGCCTTTATCAATTGCTGCTTGAACTCTTTTTGTCATAGCGGCTTCCAATTGTTTTATTTCAGGCGCATACGATCTCTGCAAACGCTCATCAGGCATGTCGTGGTGTCTGTACATTCTAGGTTTTATAAATCGACCATCAAATTTTTCGTCCTGGAATTCATCCCACAATCCTTGTGCATATTCTTCTTCAGGGTTTAAAGGTTCGCCTTTTTCTGGAATACCAAACATTGTGTCTGCCAAAGTTCGCGCCATGTTCTGGTCTGTCTCATCACCGCTCATTAAATCTTCCAATCTAGGATCAGCTTTTCTTATCGCTTTGTCGCGTTGGTACTCTTTACGAGCCTTAGGTGAAACATTTCTTCCCATGTCAACCGTTACGCCAACACTTTTGTCAGGGCTGTCAACAGTTGGACCACCAGCAAAGATTGTTTCGTTTATTAATTTTCTTAATTGTCTTCTTGTTATTTTCACTTTGACTCCTGCGAAGTATCGTCCTTATATATATTTGGATCGATTGGATCTTTCTTTAGTGCGCCTTCTTTATTACGTTCAAACCATTCAGCTGATGAAGCGTCAGTTTTAATTGGTCCACCTGCAGCCCATGTATTACAAGTTCTAGCACTATGACATTTAAAATGGTGCATCCAACAATAACCTAAAACACCAAACTTATCTGCAACAGGTTCAGTTGTGATTGCAGGTATGCATTCATCAACCATCTTTGGTGATCGATCAAACGAGACACAGTTACCACAATTTGATTCCTTTGCAGCTTCAGGGTTTGTTTTCCACTTTTTTGCTATCTTTTTCCAATAATTACCAGGAAATTCAACATTTAGCGGGCCGTATATAATCCAGTCAAGTAGTCTCGCGCGGTCTCTGTTAGCTGTATTAACACTGATATCTACTGTTGCAGTAGGACATTGTGTTTCTTTTAAGCCGCGTCGTTTTCTCTTTTTTTCATTAATCTTTTCGTTTGGTTTCGACCAATTTTTATTTTGAAATTTATCGTCATATAGATGGCCACAATTAGAACATTTTTTTGAAGGTTCTTTTTTATGTTTATGACCACACTTAGGGCAAACCCATAGTTTTTTGTTATCTTCTTGTAAAAAAGACTCAATAATCATTTTAAGTTTGCGACGTGTAATTCTCACTAGTATTTACCCTTACTCTTTCTTTTCTTAGTTGTTATTTTTTGACCCAAGGCTCTGTTTTTTTCTCTTGAAATTAACCTTAAATTTGTTATGTCATTTGTTCCGCCATTACTAATCGGATTTTTATGATCGATTTCATAACCGTCAGGTATCTTGACGCCTGCCTTTTTTAACTTTCTTCCTGCTGCGTTTCTTTGTGCTCTCTCTTTCTTTGCTTTCTTTGAACTATGATACTTTTTATAAGCTTTTTTATAGTCAATTTTCTTTCTTTTGCTTTTCTTTTTTTCTTGCAAAGCATCTTCTACGTTAAACATATCAAGCAAGCCCTTGATCATTGATGATTTTTCTTCAGCAGTAGGAGAATTGTGAAACTCAATATTTAAAGTCTCACATATAATTTCTCTTAATTGCCTTCTTGTTAGTTTCATTTTAAAGCCAACTTAGCGTTGCTTAATATTTTCTCACCTTCAATAGTAATATTGTCAAAAACTTTTGCTGCATTAAATATTGCAGGCCCTAGCTTATTAAAACTATAAAACTCGATCTCTTGTGGTACGTCGTGATCTCGATATCCAATGTTACAATAACTAGATCCAATCCACTCAGATCCAAAGTTTATTGAACAACCGTTAGTGATCGCCTTGTATGCAAGGTATGCAGAAAAAGAATGCTGAGTTGCATCAAAAATTGATTTATTTTCAGAATTCGTAAGCTCAGTAAAATTAAAATCATTACTTGCAATTAAATAGTATAAGTCATGGGGCGGGAAACTTTTTAATTTCTGACATTTTGGTGAGTTTATACCAAAAAGAGCTTCTGCTGCTAGAAGGGCCATATCGTCCAGTGTTATAATATTAGAATCTACCTTAACAACAACACCGTCGTGAGGAATAGACCAATCGTAAGAAAGTCGTGACGAAGAGCTAATCTTTGAACCTATTTCTCTATCCAAAACTTTTTCTAAATTTGGAATATGCTTATTTATCTCTTTCTTGATTGGTAAAATTAAAAGAGCAGGATTTCTCTTACTGTGTTTTAACAGTTCATCTTCGTAACTATCGCCTTTGAAAGCTTTTTCTTCATAAGCGTCACCTTCAAAAGGAATAACTAAGTCTGGTGTCTGTAACAGAGGTGCCATAGAATCCGCCATTGCTGAGGTATTAGGATCACTTGCTAAAGTATCTAACTTGCCTCGATATGCATCAGGAATTCTGTTTGTAGATGTCCCGCCTCCCGTGCTTATTTTTGTCATCGGATCGACAGGGCCTGGCTTGTATTTTCCTCGACCATAAATTGATTCTTGAATTATTTTTCTTAATTGTTTTCTTGTTATTTTCATTAATTTTTCCTGTTTAATAAATAGCTTTTATAAACTGCTTTATCTGTTTCAATTGCTTGCCGCCTCTAATTTGTATAATTATCCCAGTCTTATTTTTATACCGAGTATCGAAGCGTATTGCAATTCCGCTATATGGTTCACCAGATAGCTTTGGTTTGTCTGTCTCGAAATATCCACCTGCAAATCCTCTGACTGCAGCAAGTCCATTGTTAAACCTAAGCTTTCTAGTCGTTGAGTCTGCCTGCATCGCTTTTTTTAACACAGGAGTAAAAGACTTAGTGGCTTCGGCTGTCAAGTTAATTATAATCCTTACCTTTTCAGGCTCCATGGTTGGATAATAGTCCATCAAAGCCACCGGTGACCCTCTAAGCATTCCTAGTTCTTTCATTTCAGCAATTGCATTTAGCATGTCGGCGCCGCCTCTGAGGAGTTTTAAACTTAGTTCTGTCGCGTTTTCATCCATTATTTTTTTGTCATGTGCAGATTGAGCCATGTAAAACTCGTCTTCAGACGCTGACGTAAAATCTGGTTCATCAGATCCAAATGTCTGGTATAGCGATCTAACCTGATCTTTGCCGCCTGGCTCTTGTGCTCTTATTCTTAGCTTTTCTGCTTTTTCCGGACCAATCATATCATCAATACCCACTTTATCACGAGCTGCTTGTCGAATCGCATCAATCTCTTCAGGTTGAACTTTAGAAAAAATAGGCTTTCTAATCGCTTCTGCAATTATTGCTCTAAGTTGTCTTCTGCTAATTGTCATTTCTTTTTCCTCATACGCTGTGTTTTCTTCTTACTAGCTTCTTTTCTTTCTTTTGCATAATCATATGCACGCTTTAAACGTTTTTTTGTCGCAGGATCTTTTGCGTTCTTATAAGCAGCTCGTACACGCTGGTGTATAAGATTAATTATCTGGGATTGACGATTATGACTTTTGGATTTAAAACTTTTCTTTGCCAATGTTTTCCTAATATCAGTTGCAGTTTTAAACTTAACCTTAACAGTGTCCCTAGGGTTTTCATCTGTATATAAGCGACGACCGCTTCCTTTAGGTTTCTTTCCTGTTCCAACTTTAGGATCTGCTTCTGTAATTTTTTCACAATTAGACACGCGCCTTTTGCTATGATAACCTATTTTTGTTTTTACTCCGGACTGAGCACCTGGTGCAAAACCTTTTCCGCAAGGATTGTCACGTTTATTTCTAGGTGGTCGAAACCTTGGATGACGCCTTTTCTTTTTGCGGCTTTCATCAACTTCGTCAGATTCATTTGATGCTTTGACTGCCTTAAGTTGTGCCAAGGCTTTTTCATAGCTAAGGGGTTTTTTAGATAACGCTTCACGACGCTTTTTACCAGGTTTAGGTTTTTTTGGATAAACCTTGTAGCCGCCTGGCACGCTTCTAATCTCTTCTTGAATTAGTTTTTCTAGTTCGCGTCGTGTAATTTTTATTTTAATCTTCATAGCTATTGAGTAACTTAAATAAATTTCCTGATGCTGGAAAAATTTTTTCTAAAAAAGGGAAAATTTCAAGCCCACTTATGACGTCAACGATAGGGACTCCATTGGTAATTACATTGCCATCAAGGTCGATACTACTAAAAATTTCCCAATTATTGTTGTCTTTTGTATTGTCATTTTTCGCATACACAAAAACATTTTCGTCTGAGTATGGGTCAAAAGCGCGAGAATAAGTTTTTAATTTGCTTTGTTTGCCAACTGTAATCGAAGCTTTTGACTTATATGGGTGATAAGTTAACTCGAAAGCAGGATTTGAATTTAATCCATTTTTAATTGTTTCTTTATCAACATCAACATAAAAGCCATACCAGTCGTATTCTGAAACATTTAAGTTTTCTGACAAGTATTTCTTTCCCATGATATACATCTCTGCTGTCTTTCCTAACATTAACTTTGAGCCAGGCGCTTTACTAGATTGTGCTCCAACTGCATAAGAGATATTTCTTCCGTATTTTTGATTAAAGTCATTAAAAATAGAATAGGTATCTGCAAAGTTATTTTTAGTACCTGAATAGTCTCCCGTGTATTTAAACATAACTCTTCGAAGATAATCTGTCCCAACATCATCAGGTTCCCAAAAATTATTCTCAGACCCCATTACTTCATAAACAAGATCAGGAATATCTTTAAAGTTGTTTGATTTTAAAGCCAAGTCAATTCTTAAAAGAAGAGTTTCTTCATTAGGCAGAACACCGCTTAAAGAATCAATAAAAGATTCAGCGGTGTTTAAAAAGCTATCATCTTCAGCAGTGTCAATTAAGCCTTTAATTTTTTCAAACTGGGCTGATCGAGAAAGAGGTTGAATTGACTCTCTTATCATATTGACTAGCTGGCGTTTTGTAATTTTCATTTATTTTCCGTCGTAAGCACCTGACATTATGTCTTCGCAACACTCCATTATCATTTTTTTTGTAATTGGGCATTCGCAACATTCAACTAAACACATAATTGCAGCACAGCAATCTTCACGTGAAACACAACTCTTAGACGGCTTCATTGCTGAGTGCCCGTGATCCATACCGTGATCCATACCGTGATCCATTTCACCGTGGGCAGGCTCAGGACTTGAGAATCCCATTGGCATCATGCCAGCATGACCCATACCTGCCATTCCCATCATTTTAAATTCTTTTAAAATTAATTTTCTAATTTTATTTCTATTAACTAAAGACATAATAAACTCCTAGTTTTATATCAATACTAATTATCTTGGTCTGACTGAATTTGCTACACAAAAAAAGACACCCCGAAGAGTGTCTTTAATAAATTTACTGCATAGTAAATATCTTATACAGCGTCAGCTGCTCCACCGTCTGCAAGTGTTACTATTCTCCATTTTGTTGCACTTTCTCTAATACACACAGTGACAGTTTGTGCAACCAAAACTAATTCTTTGGCAGCTGCTCCGGATCCAGATGTTACACCTGTTGTGTCATTAAAGGCAACACTAACACCTTCAGAGCATAACTCACAGTTGGTACTTCCTCCAAGAATTAAAAAATAAATTTTTCCTGCAGGTACTGAGCCTGGATCAGGTAAGTAAACTCTATTACCAGCACCGGCTGAGCTTAAAATAACAGTTGTTGTATCAGCACTAATTCTACTTGCTGCAGCTGCGGCTGCGGCTGCAGGTACTGTGATTGTTTGAATTCCGCCTAAGGACAAACCATTGTTGATCTGTACTCCTGCACCGGTAGACTGCACTAGTCCTTTCGCGGATGTTGTTACTACTTTTGGCATAATTTCCTCCATTGAGAGTGATATTGTCCACAAGGTTCCGGTACGACGGTGGGGTCGCCTATATGCTGTGTACCGGGCCTATTAGTATATATCATTAAAGACCGTTACTTTCTAATTTTTGTCTTTGCGCATTTCCAAAAAGTTTAATAGCTTCAATTAATTTATCAACCCGTGGATCTGTGCCACCTGCTGGTTTCTTTGCAAGTTCTTTTTTAAGACCTGCAATTTCTTTCTTAAGTGCTGCAATATCTTTTTCACATTTTGCGCAACATTCTTCTGCTGCTGTCTTCTTTGCTGGCATCATAACCTCCGTTTTATTTGTATGATAATGATAATTATACAGTAACTAACTAAAGTTTACAGGAGAATTATAATGAAACCTATTATCATACAGAATAGTAACATCCCTAAGTACTTGTCAATATTCATTAATATCGGTGCAATAACACTTTTTCCTTTTATTATCTCGCGTGACGAAATGAGCGAGGTAACAATAAGACATGAATGCATTCATATAGAACAACAACGTGAACTCTGGGTTATTCCTTTCTATTTGCTATATGGTTTTTATTGGGCTAAAGGTAAAGTAGCAGGAATGACCAATGACGAGGCCTACATGAATATTCCATTCGAGCAAGAAGCTTATCGTAAAATGTATGATGAAGATTATTTAAATAAAAGAGCAAAATTTGCGTGGAAAAACTACCTGTAGTTTGTCATTGCACGCCAATTAATATATTCGTCATGATCGACAATTTTATATTTTTTATTAATGTCGTAAACAACATCAACAGGAAGGCTTTCAAATCCGAACACAATGTTCGCACCGTCTGTCATACTTTCTTCAGGTGATAAATTATCAAAATGATCTATCATTTTTTTTAACAACCTTGATCGGTGTCCTGCATCATATAGACGATCAAGTATTTGGATATGATCTAAGTCTTTATTTGGATCAATGCTATTAAGTTCATCTTCCATTAATTTTGTAACTTGCCGACGAACTACTGAATATTCATCGCTATAATCTTTGCCTTGCCATGTAATAGGCAGACTAACTGCATCTTTATCATACATTGCTTGCGCAATTTCTTGCTCAGGAGATAGTTGACCAGCTTGGTAATCATCGAGTTCGTCAGCTATAGTTCTAGCAGTAACATGAAATTCAGGCCCGCTTTTCGCAAGATCTGTAATTCTCTTATCAGGATAATGATCTTTAACATATTCGTCTCTGAGTCTTTTTTCTGTCTCTAGAGGTGAATCTCCATGTGGATCTAAATAAATTGCTGTGCCATCAGGCCCAACGGTGATCATTTCAATAATAATTTTTTTTAGTTGATTCTTTGTTATTTTCATTTTTCTCTCTTGGTTAATAATAAAAGTTTATTCAGAATAAAGCTCATCTGCCCATGATGAGTCAAATCTCGAAGGCAGCATTGATGTATACCCTAGTGCTTTATTTAGATTGAGCATCAAATCATCAGCCTTCTCATAAGTTTCTTGTGTGTAAGGATCATTTTCTGCATAGAGTTTTCGTAATTGCAAAAGATTGTCAAGTAATGCACCAGCGCCGTCTATGCTGTCATCAGACATTTCTGATGTTGCTCTTATTGCTGCCATTATAGCTTCTTGAATGTTTGGTGAATCTACATTACTAGAAACGCGGTAAAATACAACACCATCTTGACCTTTACCCATCTTTACAATCTCAGATCTCCATAGCTTTAAAAATTTGTTTTTTCCATTCTCGCTTAATTGATTAACTAGCTCTTTTGGAAACGGTAATGCATCTCTTGTGTCAAATCCATTATTGTATGTATTTAAAATCTCGTAGATTTTCTCTTCAGTTGATCCACCGTAGGGTCTTTTTAGTGGAGTTGACTTACACAGCCACATTGATCCGGGTGCATACTTGTGCTTTGGTGGGTATGGATTGATCCCAATTCCTGCGATCTGAACCATTATTTCTTCTCGACCTGACTGGTACCAGAGAGTTTTTTTACCGGTTGTGTCTTGACAAACAAAAGCATAGTTTTGGTGCCAATTTTGGTCGACCATAAAAAACTTGCTAATTACTAAGTAGTCTTTGTAGTATTCTCTGATTTTTTGTCTATCTTGTGCCTCAACCTCAGCTGCTTCTGCTGCAGCTTCAGCTCTTTTTGTTTTTTTGCTTTTAAATAGATTATCAAAAAAACCTTCATTTAGTTCTCGATAAATTATCTCGTCTAGCTGGCTTCTTGTTATTTTCACTGTATTTTAACTCCTAACCAGAGACCATGTGCGGCTTGCCTTACATATCCTTCTAAAAGGTGCGCAGGTATGATCCACTTAAGTGGCTTTTGCTCAGGCATTACTCTCATATCAATTCGTCCTTGAGTCATTGATATACGTGTTTCTTGCTGTTTTATGTAGTTAATCTTACCACGGTCAGATACTGTTGCAACATTTAGTAGAGTCATGTCAGGATTAAATAACATCATTTGAACAACAGTTTCATGATCATCAATTGTGATAATTGTCTCGATTAAATAGTGATTATTTAGGTTTGCACATTTTTTAGCGTCAAGTAAGTAATTACAATTACGATGTGCGTATTCTATTGTTTCTTTATCGTAGACTTTTACAACTGATCTATTGCCTAGTTTGTCCCAAGTCCCACGCTCATTTATAACTCTTCCGCTTTTCCAGTAGATACTATTGTATGAATAAACAGACTTGCTGCTAATAACTCCCTCAGTTTCTGCAGAATAATTTACAATTTTAGGCGTATTAACATAAACCTCAATGTTTGCGTGATCTTCTACGATTATTGTCGTGCTTTCTGCGTATAAAAAGCTTAACATCCAATATAAAAAAAGCATAATCACCTCGCTAAAGATAATTATGCAATTTTCTAGATAATTGATAAATTATTTTGTCTGTACAAACTTATATAATTTTTCTGCTTCAGCAATAATTTCTTCAGACGTTGGCATTGTTGGCCATGTGACTGTTGTCATATCTAATAAGTCTCTATCACATAGATATCTTATTCTTTCGTATTCTGAATGATATCTGTGTGACAAGATACTTTCTGCTTGTGATAATAAGCCTGCTCTCAGGCTGTAAGGGTTTCCACTCATATTTCCTCCTGTGTGTATGTAATGTGTGAATTGTGCGCTATGCACATTTAAATATTATACAGATCAATACTTATGTTAAATTAAACGTCTTTTAAGCGGTGGGCTCTTCAATCTGCATCACAACCGGTCTATTCCCACTGTTCTTAATATACCAAGTCACTTCTTTTGGACCCGAGTCTAGACTGATAGAGACGACTGTATCTGGCGCAAAGAAACGGCCGTAGGTAGAATCTTCGTCAGTGACCATTAATTTGCTGTTGTCAATCTTCGCGGCAAGTTTAGTGTGATCTCCTTTTTTTGTATACAAAGAGCCTTCATCATAAAAGTATTTGGCTTTAAATTTTACACTTTGTCCCGCAGGAATATTAATGTCGTCATAGAGCTTAATAAACCCTAGATCTTGATCTGCTTGCATATCTTTTGCATGTGTCCCGTCGAAGGATATGTCTTGGTCATAGTCAGTATAGTCCTGCCTATCTGCGTACGAGACGCGCTTCATATTCTTTTTGTGTTGGGCCATGCCTTTCGGAGGTGTCATTGCCCAATTAACGTTTCGACTGTCGGTTGCTGCGGCCGCCTTTTGTGACCCTGATGTAGAACCACCTTCTTGTTCTAAAATTGTACTTTCAATTAGTCTTCTTAATTGTCTTCTATTTAATTTCATGTCTTCTCCTTAAAACAGATTCTTTATTAAATATTATGTCGATTTGCAAAAAGAAATAAGAATATAAAAAAAGACGCCTCCCGAAGAAGACGCCTCTTATAAGACTCACCAAAAGGTGTCTAGATTAGATAATATCCATATCCAAACATGTAACTGTTCCGTAGAAGTCGGCGCGAACCATTTTCTTTCCGTAACGAGTCATTACACCTTTTCTTGGTGTAAAGTCT